GCTTGTGCTAGTAGTAGACACACTGCCATCGCTTTGAACGTAGTAATCAGAACCTATTGTCAACGAGGACTGCTTGCTGTTGATGCTGCCCTTGACGTTGATCTTGCCTGTTGCGGTGTCTGATATCGCAGCATCTGCTAGACCAAGGAAGTTTGTCGCGGTGAGATTTGTTGAGATGTCTGAGTAAACAACTCCTGTGCCATAATTGCTGTTTGATTGGTCAGTGAAAACAATTGCGTTGTTTTTAAGGGTAGAATTGTACGCTACACTTATATAGTCAGTAAGCCCACTAGAACCGTTAAACAAAATAGTTGTCCCTAGTGTTGCTGTAACGCTTGAACCTGAGCCAGATAAAGTGACACTATTTACTGTACCTTGTCCGGTGCTGGACGATCCTGAGTAGGCTAAAGTTACTTTCTGTGCATTAGAATCATAAGCGACATCAATGCCGTAATTATTTATTACTCCAGCCGTGCCAGAAACAGCGACAGCAGTTCCCCAGCTAACAGTCTTTCCACTTAGATCAAGCGAACCTCCCCTTATCTGTAACTCTCCGCTGCTGTTGTTTGCTTTGTATGCCATCATTACATGAGTGGTCGAAGCATCATACGCTACTCTTGGTCTTGTGATGTTGTTCGTACCAACCACTCCAGCCGATCCAAGAGACAAAGCTGTATAAGAAGAACCACTGGTCACTTGAGCCACGTTGTATGTAGCTCTACTAGAACTTGCAGTGTTCTTATAGACCAAGACAAGATAATCTTGACCACCCGAAGCAAACGCTGCTAGACCGGGCGTTCCACCATTCGTAGAACCATTTGGCTCATACTCACCGCCTGCATTTGATGGAGTCGTCCCGCTGATAGAAATCATGCGAAGGGATATTCTTCCACCGTTTTTGGAATACGCATAAGCAAACCTATCTCTTGTGGGACAATACGCAAGATCACCATCAGCACCTTGGTTATCATCCAGCGCGACTTCTGAGCCAAAACTGATCGACGTTCCTGATACAGTGCCAACAATTACATAGGCTCGATAATACCCTTCCGAATTTGAAGAGTACCCTATGAGTACCTTGCCTCCACCAGCAGCAATACATACGTCGAGGGTATAATGTGATTTGAAAACAACTGGAGTACCCCAAGTAATCGTTGTCCCCGAAACAGAACCCACAACTGCGTAACCATAATTATTTGAGTTAAGGTAATAAGCAGCGACAATACGGTCATTTGTAGCATCGTAGGCTACGCTATTGTAATTACCTTGAGCAGAGTTATAGACTGCCTCAGAACCGACCCCTGCTGCTGTTTGTGCAACCTGCGACACAGTGCCATCAGAGTTCAAAACCACAGGCTTGCCAGAAGCTATTGTGCCACTGGCCGTGAAATCGACAATGTTCTGCCCACCACCGCTGGGCAGCAGATCAGAAAGATTACTCATTACACGCTCCAGCCTATAGTGCCGTTGATGTAGGTCATCACGATCTCAGCAAAGTTCTTGTCGAAAGTCAGATCGCTTGCGCTACTGGCAATGTTTGAGCTGTTCCTCGCTACCGTAAAGTTCGTAGTCTCTGCTGCACCTGTACCGTCTTTAATTACCACGACATCTCCTGCACTAGGAGAGGATGGCAGCGTAATCGTTATACTACCAGCGGTTACCACGATGTAATCCCTGTTGTTCGCCGTATAGTTGCCGCTCTTCAGAAGCGGGACTATCGCACCAGAGCCGCCGTTGGCAAATGGTAGGACGCCTGATACGTTTGCAGTCAGACTACAGTAGGTGGTCGCTGTAGAGCCTGTACCGCCGTTGCCTGTAGGTAAAGTGCCTGTAACTTGAGAAGCTAGGTCCACACCTGACAAAGCGCCGCCAAGAGTCAGGCTCCCTGAACTTGTCACCGTACCGGACAGACTTATTCCGTTTACCGTGCCCGTGCCCCCCACACTGGTAACTGTTCCGTCTCCTACGTCCACTTGACCCAAGGCATCTACTACGGCAGCCCCAGAACCCGCACCATCAAGATAGACGATCTTAGCCGCCCCAGTAGGTATAGTGACGTTAGCACCAGAGCCTTGGCTGATATTTATAGACTGACTTCCGCTAGTGGCATTTTCTATCCACATAACACGAGAGACGGTATTTGGCCCTATAGTCAGTGTTCTAGTGGTGCTTAAACTTGTGCCAGAGGTCACCTTAAAGTAAAGGGCACGAGCTGGATCAGTAGCCCCGTCTGCTACTGTTGTCGTAGCATCCCCGTCTGAACTGAAAGCTGCTTGCGTAGCAAACCCTAATGATTCTCCAATCAGCTCTAAATTAGTATTTGTGCTTGTGCCCCAAGTGCCGCTTTCGTCACCTGTGGCGATTTCTTTCAATCTTAAATTATTTACATAAGTTGCCATGGTTAAACCTCATTAAGCAGCAGTGTCCACTTCTACCCATCCGGGTGTTTGCGAATCATCTACCTGTGACCAGTTAGGTGTTTGTGAATCATCCACTTGTGACCAACCTCTGATTTCCACAGTGCCTACCGCGCCTGTGCCTGATACACCTGTGGGGATTATAGTTTCATCAACGGCAATTGATACAGTGCCAATCGCCCCTGTTCCTGATACTCCTGTAACTGATGGGACCACTGTGGCGCCATCAGCGCCTATTTGTCCTGTTCCCAACACCCCCGTAGGGATGACATTTCTATCATAGATAGGCACCACTGTGCCTATGGCACCCGTGCCTGATACACCCGTAATCGTGGGCACTACAGCATCAGTTGCACTGCCTATGGCCCCTGTCCCAACAACCCCCGTAGCACCAGAGGCCACTTGAGTCGTAACACTGCCTACGGCCCCCGTCCCACTGACTCCCGCAGGGACGATAATGTCAGCGACAAACAGGCTCACATTACCTATGGCGCCCGTGCCTGATACGCCTATGGGTATTACGATGTCATCTACTACGACAACAAAACCACCCATTTGTCCGGTGCCGGACACTCCCGTGGGAATAATAGAGCCACTGTAATTAGTGGTTACTGTCCCTACGGCACCTGTGCCTGCAACCCCTGTAGGTGCTACAGCATCACCCAACACAAGGACCACAGTGCCTATGGCACCTGTGCCAACCACTCCTGTGGGCACCACGCTATCCGATATCGAAAAGCTTACCGTGCCTATGGCTCCGGTGCCTGACGTGGAGATATTTAGGTTATCTCCCCACGCGCCTTGGCCCCAGCCGTTGTTACCCCACGTTGGTCCAAGGTCTACAACGGTGCCAAGACCGTCCCAAGTGCCTCCACCCCAACCGTCTTCGCCCCATGCCCTAATTGGACCTTGATAAGCCATGAGGCGGTCCTACTAGGCTATGCGAATAATCGCAGTAGCCGCAGCAGCTGCAGGAAACTGAATTTGAAAGTCTCCAGAACTTACAGTTTGGTCCCCGCCAAAGCTCAACACCGCAACCGCAGAGTTAGAATTAGCAGTGTTATAGATCACTGCACCGCAAGTGGTAAAAGATGCGCTTGACCAAGTTGTATCGGCAAAATCACAAATAGCAGTTGTGCCATCGGCAACTGGCGTCACGTTAGTAAGCGTATTGCCTCCTGCACTGTATCCAGTGCCACTTGTCTCATCGCTGTTGCCCGTTACCGTAGAATAGTTCGTGGTTGTAGCACCATAGGTTCCAGAGCCAGCAGATTGCGATTTAAGTAACGCAATCTTGAGTGCATCTGCGCCGTTTTGTAAGTCATGAAGCCCTTTGAACAGCTCTACTTTAAAGCTGGTGGGCATCGCTGTAGATATGGTAATAGCCATGTTAAATCTCCAATAATTTTACAAGTTCCGAATGCCCAGCGGCCCGAAATTTATTCACCAAAGTAGTCCTATCAGAACGCACTGCTTGTTTCATGCTTTCTAACAAAACCCCTCGGATTTGATTTCTGAAGGTAATTGCCTGCTCATGTAAATCAGGATGACAATTTCCTCCAACAGAAATAATTTTATCCAATGCCGACTCTACCAACTCTTCTGGGGTAAATCCCCGATTTGAAACAGTGGATACCGTAAAGTTTCCTAATTCTAATGCGCCATTAGCACTTATCATGGGCCGGGACTCTCCGATCTGATTGGTATTCTAATCATTCCGTCTCGGAATTCATCTCGACGACGGCGACCTTGTTGCTCAATGCCTAGACCCTGTATGGCTTGTGCATAAGCGTTTTCAAAATATTGCATCATCTCCATGGGACCTTTGGTGTAGCTGTATGCCTGTATCAACGTGGCGTACAGGAGAGCCTCTGGAGAGTTAGTGCTTATCCAAGTCGTAGTGTTTGTAGAGGATAGCTGCGTCGGTCTATGTATATAGCCTAGCTGCACGGTGTAATTACTGTTTGGAGTAGGAGCAATATAAAAGGTGTTCTGGTCCCAAACAGAATAGTATTTGGGTACGCTTTTAGAAGAGGGGTCTGGCCAATATTCTTTCATAAAGGAAGTGTCTCTAAAATCCAGATACACTTTTTCTCCACTAACCGTAACAAACATATACCTATGCGTAAGGATATCAGTGGGAGACGCTAAAAATCTGTTTCCATCAGTCATGGTCCCAGTAGCCTCTTTTTTAAACACATCTAGGTCTATGTCCCTAAGTATTCTATTTTCTGCCATCGTAATAAACGTATCTATGACAGAAGCAGAGAAGACATTACTGTCTACCTCAGTGTAGTTCCTAATATTTGTCACTAACTCGTCGTATGTCATGTCATTAAACTATCGTTATGTTGCCGACCATAGAGCTGTGACTTGTGCATTGATACACTAACGTCGTATCACTTGGCTCATGGGGTACAATAAATTGTGTTAAACCCGTTGTAGAATTGTAGTTTTCTGTGACCCCCGTTGTGAACGCGGAACCGCCAGCTGAAGTTCTGATCTGCAACGGGTGACTTCCTACATTAGACGTATTGTCTATAAGGTAAGTATGGCCTTTGTAAAAGGTAAAATTAGGATTATTTCCAGACGTGGCACCGGGGCCGGTGAAGGTGTACGCAGAAGTGCCCACCACACCTGTTGTATATTTAGTTACAGGCCCAGTTGTTTCGTCATTTAGCCTAATCCACACCCCGCCATGTGCAAAATAAAGTCCCCCCGTTGCGTGAACGTGAGCCACGGCGCCATGATAAGTAGACGCGCTGGGTAAATCACTCAAAGCCCCATAATAAAATACAATTTTATTTGCGCCAGAACTTACATCAAAAAGACCGTTAGAATCTATGATGTCTGTGAGCGTCGTGCCATTTCCAAGCGCATCGTAGACTTCATTAAAGTTGTCATTGATTTTATCCGCACCCGCACGAAGAGTATCGCCTGTTCCGTCATTGGCAGAAGAACCTATGCCTACTGTTTGTTTCGCCATGCTCTATCCTTCGTCAAATGTCTTTGCGGTTGAGTCGAGCGTAACTGAAGTGCTGTCAAATCTAGCCGCGCTTGTTGCTGAAATACTTACAGAGCCTATACTTCCTGTGCCACTTAAACTGGGACTGGTTATTATTCTGTCTGAGGTCGCTCCCGGCAGTATGACAGTGCCTATTTGTCCGACCCCTTCAACAGGGTTTTGTCTTGGGAAAGGCTGCATGTTAGTGCCACCAGACGCAGACCCTTGGCTTTGAAAGGCAGCGTCTCCCGGTAGTCCTACAAAAACTACAACAGGTTCAGTCCTATCTGGTCTGGGATTGCTCAAGGCAATCACATCACCCCTAAATCTTTGTGGTTCTATCTGTGGTTCTTTCGGCTCATAATCCTCCGGGCAAACCATAAACCCTTTCCAATTCTTTTTAAGATCAAGATATCGAAATCTTTGTCCACAATAATCGCAGAGTCCGTAAGAGTATTTACCAGTAGCTGTGGGCATCTCAATACTCTATTTGTGGAACAAAGTGAACGCTTGCTGTATCTCTATCCTCCAGCGCAGCTTTTTGGAAATCGTCCTCGTAAATATCTTTTAAAAGAGCCACCCTATCCGGCGCATATTTGAGAGAAAGCATGTATGCTAAACCAGAGGCTAGGCAGGGCAAAAATCTAAAATTTACGTCCCCGGTATTTGTATAGCTTCCCGCGTCTTGTATTCTTCTAATCCTGTAATACACAAAGGTATAAGCCTTGTCGGCTGTAGGGTAAAGATACACTTTCGGGGTGGTTGTTCTCTCTACATACAACTGAGTGGGTCGAGCTTTAGTCAGTTTGTCTGGAATATTCAGGTACTCAGACCTGCCTATCCTATCCATACTTATATCTTGCTGCTGACCGTTTACCGTGTCTCTGATTACAGCAGAAAGGACGTTTACAGTGTCAGTGCCTAAAGTAACTGTGGTGGTGCCATCGGCTAGGGTAGAGGTGGCCTCTTCAATAGTCCAAAGATTAAGGCCCCTGTTGGCCCAGTCTGAGAACAACAGGTTTAAGGACCGACGAGCAGAAGACAACTGATATCCAGCTGTCATTCTCATGCCACAACGCTCAAATGCCTCTTCTATAAGGTCATCGATGTTGAGATCAAATGTTGCCGTGCCCGACGTTGCCATTTATCAACTGCCTATAAAAATTAGTTCGTAGCTCATACATTTCGGCTACATCATATTCTTCAAAATATTTTTTGTAATAACCAAGAGGTCTCAGCTTTTCTGCAGCTTTTTCCAACTTGGATAATCGCTGCACAAAAAACATTGCGTATTGAGTTTCTATCTCCCCTTCAAAAGTTCCGTCATCAATAAGCTCATTCGACTCATCCTCTGGATGAAACCCCATGACCCAAAAATCTTGATCCCCAAAAGCTTGATCTGAAATTACCTCGTTCAAGCTGTCTACAAAATAATGAAATTTATCGGGATCCTCTTCAAACTCTGTGTCAGCTATGATCACCAGCTCTTTTGAGTCGTCCCATTCGGTTAGAGCTTTATAAAGAGCCTTATAATCCTCTTCATCTGTTTTAAAAAGAATATCTACTTTATTTTCTTGCCATGCCGCCTTCGCATAAGGGCAAGGCGGCAGGTTGTTAAAATCTGGACTACTGGTCTCTAAAGCATATTTAGACCAATCTCTAATCTCTTTTACTATGCCTTTTCGATCAGCCTCCGTGATCATTTCTTTTTCATTGCCATGCCGCCACCGCGCATTTTTTTCATTGCCATGCCGCCACCGCGCATTTTTTTCATTGCCATGCCACCGCCGCGCATCTTCTTTTTGGCCATGCCGCCGCCGCGCATCTTCTTTTTGGCCATGCCGCCTTTAGCCATCATTTTCTTTTTGGCCATGCCGCCTTTAGCCATCATTTTCTTTTTGGCCATGCCACCGCCCATCATTTTCTTAACGCCCCTGCCTTTAAGAATATCGGCCTGTGTGACTTTTCCGTCTCCCGTCAAATCAGGAAACTTACCCTTTTTATTGGCCATACCACCTTTAGCCATCATGACCTCTACTTTCGTGCTTGGAGTCGAAAGTTTTTTATTACGAGGTCCTGAAACAACCGCACCACCGCCTCTGGTGGCCATACCCATTCCACGTCCAGCCATTTTAATTACCTCACTCGTCTATGACGTTTAACTTTTTTAGCAACCTTTTTAGGCTGCTTTGAAAACTGTTTGCCCTTTGCAGTATCTGCTCGTTTCTTGCGAGTGGTCGCTGCGTACTCTTTACTGCTCATGGACTTAATTGCTTTTTCAGGCAAATATCTTTCGCCTGTGGCTTTGGGTCCTTGTGTGGAGGGCTTGCCGCTTTTAGTTCTCCACTTTTGTTTCGTCCAAGATTTCAGAGACTTTTGGGACTTTTTGAGTGCCATTAGCTCTTGTATCCTCCACCTTTGGCTTTATATTGCTTGGCCAGCATCTGGGCTTTACGTCCACTCCACTGGCCCGGCTTACCGCCTTTTGATCCGGCTTTAATCCTGTTAAACAGGTTCTTCCGCATAGTGGGCTTTGTATAGTTTCCAGCCTCATTTACACGAGACTTGGACTTTTTAACCGCGCCTCCGCTGGCTTTGCGAACAACCTTTTTCTTAGCTGCCTTCTTCATTACCATTTCGTACAACTCCAATATCTCGCTGAGAACTTATCCTTAGCCGTATCACAATTGTGCCTAGCTCTGAAGCTGGCCCTACGCTTAGGGCTACTTTTCTTTATTGTCATGTTCGGATCACCAAATCTAACGAGCTTGACCTGATCTCCTTTTTTAGCCAGCACCGCAAACTTTTTGCTACCTCCCGAAGTCCTCTTCGGCTTGTTGTAGCCAGAAAAGGTTTCTCCTCGATAAGAGACACGCCCAGAGGGCGTGCGCTTGACGTTTTTAGTGCTTGCCATTACTGAGGATCACCCCCTTCAAAAAACAAAGTAACACTTGTTACTTGAGCATCATTTACATCTATAAATATGCCCGTCTGAAACAATATGCCCATGTCCGGTATGAAGAGGTCCTGAGCGCCTGCAGCAGCTGGGGTATTGATAGTCATCAAAGTGGTGCCGGATGATGTAGTACCGTCTTTCAATGTAAAGGACGATGCGCTGCCGCCATTCGTAAAATACACACCATACAGGCGACAACGACCAACTACGGCAGAAGCATCTGCCGTCTTGGTAACGGATTTGATATCGCTATAACTCACAGGTCACCTCCTTTAGGAGAGGTTGTTGTTTTGAATATACAAAACAGTAGCAGTTGCTGCTCCGGTAGAGCCATCTCCAGTGTTTGCATCAAAATCAGCAACCACTTCCAAATCAGTGGTTCCCACATCGGTGGCTTCGGTATCCAAAGTCCCTCTTGTTGTACCAAGAGCTTTCACGTTAGTGGCTGGGAGGAAAGCATCAGCGTCTGCACTTGTGCCAAGAGCTACCGTAGCAGTGCCTGAATCATTATTAACTGTGGTCACGTTAAGGATCACATCAATAATTTGAGAGTTGGCAGGAACAATAGCGACACGCTGATTAAGAGCGTCTGCACCGATAATATCTAAAACAACGGACTGCGCCATCACGACAGAGCCTACGTTGATGACATTGGTGCCTACTGTTGTACCTGTAGTGTCTTTGATAGTTCCGGCCTTTATAGGACCAGAAAAAGTAGTGTTAGCCATGTGTATCTCCTGTCGTGGCTAGGGTCAGGCGCGGGATTGCACCTGTCAGGGATGTGTTGAAGATATATAAAAAGAAGGGGGCCTACAAGGCCCCCTTCAACTAGCTTCGATCTAGGGAGTACCCGGAGAGCCGAAGATGCCACGAGGATCGCTAAAGCCAAAGCTATAACGCTCTCTAGCCTTGTAGCGCACGTTTCCTGTTTCAAAGTCACCTTCAAAACCAGTGCTAATTGCTACACGCTGGAACATCTTCATGCCGTTAGGGGCATCTGTCATAATGAAGAAAGCATCAGGATCGGTCAAGTAGTGATTTACCACATAACCCTGAGGAATCATCCCCATATTGTTGATCGCGTTGATGTCGTTATCCGCTGTGCCCACACGCAGAGTAGACTTGAGGATACGATCTGCAGTGAACTGAAGCTCTTTAGGAATAATGAGCTTAGTGCCCTGCACCGCAATCTTCAGCCCACGCTCGTCAGTGAAAGCAGCGATATCAATCAGAGCCTGTTCCAAGGAAGCCTCAGAAAGGTCTGCTGAAGTAGCCAGCTCATTAGCCAGATCAGGTCCACCAAGGGTGGGGTGATCAGTGGCACAAAGTGGCTTGCCGTCTCCACCAAGCGACGTGTTAAAAGCACCATTCAAGATAGATGCTGCTTTTATCTGCTTGGTTGTGGCCATTGAACGGGCCAAAGCTTTGGTATAGCGGGCAGACAGGCGATCATAGAGGTTATCCTCAATGGCCTCTTCTGTCAGGCTAAACGCCAAAGCTATGGTTTCATGGGTGTAACGAGCCGTATAAACCTCTTGCGCTTGGTCGTATGCTACGCCTGCGCCCTCTGATTTTACGGGAGCCTCACCAAACCCGGAAAGCATCACCTCTTCCTCGAATGCTCGATCAGAAGTCTCAGAGGAATACACCTCTGCATGCTCGTTTTCGTAGTTATTGTACTCCAGACCAAACAAAGCGTTTAGACCGGGTTCCAATTCCTTTACTAATTGTGCGCGAGAAATTGCCATGTCTTAATGCTCCTATTGGCCAGCAACCCCTGCACTTCCGTACAGGTGTTCGTTAATCTTAACCACTACGACAGCAAATTCTCCCACGGCATTACCGGGAACATCCCAAAGACCTACGACCTTCAGGTTCAGCGCAGCAGTAGTGGCAACAGTGCTGGTATCAAGCTCATTAGCAGAAACACCAGTAGTGGTGCTTCCAGTGCCAACGACGATATCAGCGTTCTTGCCATAATCAGTTGCGGCTGAAGTGCCATCATGTTGAATGATAAACAATTGGCTCGGGTCATCCAGCACATCAGCAACAATCTTGCCTTGCGTGATGTTTACCGAACCGGGGTAAAAGTTGGAGAAAGTAGGTTTGCCTGTGGTTGGATCAGTGTAGAAACAACCATTGAACACGCCCACCGCCGCCGTATGACTGGCGGGATTAAACTGCAAAATGAAGCCGTCTTTCAAAGTAACAAGGTCGCCTTGAAAAATGGCACCAGCCTGATTATCCGCAATCTCATAACCGAACTGCTTCTGACTACCAGAAGCAGACAAGTTACCTAGCGGACGCAGGCCAAAAGCTTTATCTGCATTTGCCATGATAAGTGTCCTCTAAAAAGGTTATTCGGAAGACCTTGGTCCTCCGAGGCTCACACGGGACTCTCTTTGTGGATCGTTGATCCTCATTGACGAATGTGCGTTCGTCTTCATCAGATCATTATCCGCAGCCCGTATTTGATCATGGGTTCTTGAAGTATAGTAATCACGGCGCTCCTGCGCTGTTTCTTCTGGTATTCTTGCCAGTAATAATCCTCCGACAGATATAACACCTGCGTGCTTCCCGTCTTCTTGGACTACACTTTCAAACTCAGGATACTCATCTGCACGCACCAGCTCATACCCCTCTCGGAGTTTTGCCGTTACGTTTATCCGATCATCCTGCCCAGCAGACTCAGCCCTAATCCAACGATGCTTATAGCCCGGTGGCGCTTCTGGAGCGTCTAGTCGAGAGGGTGGTCGCCATGCCTTGCGACGCGCAGTCTTTTCACGAGTTTCAGTTTCGCGTTTACTGCGAGAAAGTTTTGGTACAGTTTTGTCGCTCATGGCTTACCTCTTAACGTATTTAGCATATTCTTCAAGCGGAACCCCTAAACTTTTAGCGATAGCGACCTCGCTCGGTTTCAGCTTAACAGTGCGGCGTGCTGAGTTGTTTATTCCCGACGAGCGGGTTGCAGGCGCTACCGTTTGCACGTTCCGGTTAGTCCTGTTAGAAGGCGCAGATTCTTCCTCACCAGAGGCTTGGAAGCGACGTGGGAATAATTCCCGCATCGTGCGATTTACTTCATCATAATACTCATCTGAGGTGGGGTCAAACCCCTGATTCTGCACTAATTCCATGTGAACACCTCTCACGGTATTGGTCATTACCACATCTTTACCAAACCATGGGTTCTCTTCTGCCCACTGCTCCGCTTTCGGGTCGGATTGTCTGGGAACAGCTTCTGGGGCAGGTGCAGGTGCAGGTGCAGGTTGATTTACGGGGGCTGAGGCTGGAGCAGGCTCGGTTCCTTGTGCAGCTAGTTGCTGCTGCTCATACAAAGCGGTGGTTAACCGCTGTTGCGCCTCTGTCTCAGTATCAATGTCACCTTCCTCTCTGGCTCTTTTAATGACACTTTTCAACGCCGTAATTTGGGTCTCTACCCGTCCCTTGGCCTCTCCAATAC